CGATCCAGCGCGCGCCCGGCAATCCGCCGCGCATCAGCGACAGGGCCTGCGAGGGCCTGAGCCCGAAGCTAGCCACAGTCCTGCTCGATCTACCCGAGGCCGAGGTAACGAAGCGCGTCGCCCACGCGAAGGAAGTCGACGCCCTCTGCGCGACCGCCAAGCTCCCTGAGCTTGCCGACGGGTACACCCTCGCCCATACGCCAGTCGCGACGGTCAAGGCGCATCTCACCATCATGACCGCCAAGCTCGACCGCATCGAGATCGACACCCGCCACACCGGCGACGAGCAGCAGAAGCCCAAGGTACGGATCAGCGCAACCGAGATCTACGCACGACGCAACGCCCAGCACGCGCTGGGCACCGGGAGGTAACACATGGCTCTGACCGACGGCCCACGCACTGCGGAGTTCCTGCTCTCGGAGGCCGACGGCTGGCGGAGCCGCGATAGCGCGACCGTCACGGTGGCCGCGAATACCACCCTCAAGCCGGGCCAGGTCCTCGAGGTGTCGTCCGCGAAATACATCACGCTGGCGACGACCAACAACGCCGCCGGCATCCTCTACGGCGCGCTGACGAACAGCACCGCGGCGCCGGTCGATATGAAGGGCGTCGTCATCGTGCGCGACGCCGAGGTTCGGACCGCCTCGCTGATCGGGATCGGCACCGCCGCGCCCGCGGCCGGGGCTATCGCCGCGCTGCGGGTCCTCGGCGTCATCGCCAGGCCATAAGGGAGACCACGACCCATGCCTACTCTGGACGTTTTCAACGGAGACGCATTCAGCCTGGTATCGATGACCGACACGGTCAACAAGATCCCCTACGAGCCAGGGCTTGTCGGCCGGATGGGGATCTTCCCCGACCGTGGCGTGACGACTACGTCAATCGAGATCGAAGAGAAGGCCGGCGTGATCCGGCTCATCCCGACGAATCCGCGGGGCGCGCCGCCCTTCGTGCAGCCCCGTGATCGCCGCACGCTGCGGCAGTTCCGTATCCCGCAGCTCCAGAAGTACGACCGCGTCTACGCTGACCAGGTCCAGAACATTCGCTCGTTCGGATCAGAGACCGAGGTCGAGTCGGTCCAGGGGCTCGTCGGATCGCTGCTCGAGCAGATGGTGCGCGAGATCGACGTCACGATCGAGCATCTCCGCGTCAGCGCCCTCCAGGGCGTCATTCTCGACGCCGACGGCTCAACGCTCCTGAATCTGTTCACGGAATTCGGGGTCGCGCAGTTGACCTCGGCGATCGCGTTCACGAACGCGGCGACCGATATCCGGGCGCAGCTCGTCGCGATCAAGCGGCTGATCGAGAACGAGATGGGCGGGACCCCCATCAGTGGGTGGCGCGGGCTGGCGAGTCCGGAGTTCTTCGACGCCCTGGTCGGCCACGTCACGGTCAAGGATACGCTCCGGTATCAGGAGGGGCGGCAGCTCGGCGTGGATCTGCGCGATTCGTTCGACTACGCCGGCATTACGTTCACGGAGTACCGCGGGAGCATCGACGGGACGCCGTTCATTCCGGCCAGCACCGCGTGGGTCTTCCCCGCGTCTCCGGGATTTGGCAGCACGTACTACGCACCCGCTGACTTCGTGGAGACCGTCAACACCGTCGGATTGCCCCGATATTCGAAGACCTTCCCGGACGCGGACCTCAATCGGTGGGTCAGCATTTACGTGCAGTCGAACCCGCTCCCGATCCTCACGCGGCCGCGCAGCGTGTACAAGATCACGATGTCGTAGGGCGTGATCGCCGATGGGAGACGCGCGCCCGAGTCTTGACGTGCCCTTCGCGACCTTCGGGCTCGCGGCGACGCTCGCGCTCCCGGGCGAGAACCCCCTGCTCCCGCTCGAGAGCGAGCAACCGGTGACCGTCGTCTGGCTCCCGGCCCCGAGCTCGCCGCTCCCGCCGGGCGTCGACGTGAGCGCCGTCGAGCCCCGCAACCGGCTCGCCTTCCGGCGCGCTGAGGTCCCGTCGCTCCGTCAGGGGGCGATCGTCAAGGTCCCCGCGGTCGGCGGCGGGCCGATCAAGACGTGGCGCGTCGACGTCATCGACGAAGCCTCGGCCGAGGAGATCCGCGTGCTCGTGCTCCCGGTCGAGCCGCAATTCCCGTGATCGTCCAAGTGGAACCCAAACGCCTCCGGATCCTGCGCGCCTTGAAGGCGAAGCTCGAACGGATCCAGACGTCGAACGGCTTCGAGACGGATGCGGGGGATCATATCGCCCTCGGGCGCTACCGCGTCGCGGCCGGCGTCACCCTGCAGGACGCCCTCCCCGCGATCGCGATCAACTTCGGGCGGTCGAATACCCCGGCGCAGGGGACGCGGATTCAGACCGACCTGCCGGTCCTGATCCACGCCCTGGTCCTCGAGGATCAGGACGACGCCCTCGCCGAGGCGGAGCTGGTCGTCGGCGATATCAAGCGGGCGCTCTACGGCCCGCCGGCCGACGAGACGCTCGGGGGGCTGGTCTTCGAGATGGAGCCCGGCGAGGTCGAGCCGATCCCGCGCGAGGACGGGAGCCAGTTCGCGGGGGCCCAGGTCGAGGTGCTGCTCAAGCTGACCGAGAAGCGCGGGGAGCCCGAGAACTGATGGCAAAGGAATTCGTCTTTACGGTCGACGACACGGCCGTCCTCGATGCGCTCGCGGGGATCAAGAACGGGCGCGCGCGGGCCCTGACGCGCGCGATTAACCGAACGCTGATTACGGTGCGCGCGGAAGCGGCGCGCGCCGTCGCGCAGGATACGGGCCTGAAAGTGACCGCAGTCAAGAAGGCTATGAAGATCGCCAACGCGACGTTTAGCACGCTGACCGGCGGCGTCCTGGTCACCGGGAAGCGCATCCCGCTGATCGAGTTCGGCGCCAAGGGGCCGCGCCCCTCGCGGGGCCGCCGCGGGAGTGCCGTCACGGCATCCACGGGGCCGGGTCGGTCGCGGCAGTCCTATCCCGGGGCGTTTATCGCGACCGTGAAAGCGGGGACGCGCGGTGAGATACACGAGGGGATCTTCGTACGTCGCCTCCCGTCGCTCCGGCGATCAGTCGGATCACGGGGATTCAACCTGCCGATTAAGCAGCTCTTTGGGCCATCGCTCCCGAAAGTCGCGGCGAACGCTGCGGTCGTCGCGGCGGTACGCGCCGTCGCGGATGAGGCCCTACAGAAGAACCTCGATCACGAAGTCAAGTTTTTGCTTGAGCGAAAGGGGGCCTGACCATGGCCACAGCGTCCGTTGTCACGCAGGGAACACTCTTCCAGCTCGGGGCGGGGACGGTGCCTACGGTGCTGCCGTCCGCCGATACCTACACGACGGTCGGCGAGGTTCGCGGGTTCAGCGGACTCGGAGGCGGGAGCGCGAACGAAATCGACGTGACGCACTTCCTCTCGACCGCGAAGGAGAAGCGGCTCGGGTTCGCCGACCAGGGGACGATGAGTCTCGATCTCAACTTCGTCCCGACCGACGCCATGCAGAAGCAGCTCGAGATCGTCCGGCGCACGGGCACGCCGCGCAACTTCCGCATCACGCTCTCGGACGGCACCAAGGTCGAGTTGGTCGGCTCGGTCAAAACGTTCGCCAAGAACGCCGCCACGGATGATGTCTGGCGCGGCAGTGTCGACATCACGGTATCGGGTGAGCCGGTCTGGACGTATAGCGCATGACCGAGCGTCAGAAGAAGTTCAAGACGCGGGAGGAGATTCTCGGGACCGAGGATCTCAAGGTGGAGGACGTGTGGGTCGACGCCTGGCAGACGTTTGTCCGCGTCCGGACCATGCCGGGGCAAGATCGCGAGGTCTGGGAGCAGCGGATGTTGAAGCAGCGCGAGAGCGGCAACATGGAGAACCTCCGAGCGTCGCTGGTTGCCATGACCGCGGTCGACGACTCCGGGGCGTTGCTATTCGATGACGTCGCGGCCCTCGGACGCAAGAGCGCGCAGGCCCTGGACACGCTCTTTACGGCCGCGCAGACGCTCAACAAGCTGACCGAGAAGGACCTCCAGGAGACGGAAAAAAACTAAGGACCCGGCCTGAGCGGCTCGCCTGGCACCGGCTCGCGCTGGCGTTCGGCGAGCCGAGTATACGGGCGCTGCAGCGCCGGGTCGATAGCGCCGAATTCGGGGAGTGGTTGGCGTATGAGCGGCTG